CTTTTCTTAAAGTTGTACCAGACATTTCGCCAAAACCAGGGATCTCAATCTCAACGTGTGGAGCAACTGTGATATATCCATGCTTGTCGAACCCCACAAGCTCTTCTCCTGGTTTGTATGTCTTATAGTATGCAGGGGTCCCTTTTTTGGTTAAACCGTCTAGATTTGCAAATCTCGGGCTCTCACGCATATCCTTGCCACCAACGGCAAATACCACCGACGTTTTATCAGCATCAAAACCATCTGTGATTTCAGTTGCCTGATATGGGTTACGGGTTAGGATGATTTTATCCCCAGGAACACCATGTTCTATAGCTATACGTCTTTTCTCATTAAAACTTAAAGGAGATCCTTTCGTCGGATCCACAACGTTTGATGTAGCAATAAAGGTATTTTCTACGCCAAACTTGTCGGCCAGAGCTTTATATGTTTGATAGTGGTGCTGCCCCATTGGCTGGAACCTACCAGGATAAATAGCGATTATTCTCTTTTGCTCTTGCTCTATCAGGTTTAGTGTGTCCTTCATGCCCGGCATCTTCTTGCCAACGAACTTCTTGAGGGTACCAACAGCAGCGTCAACAGCCATGTCGCCCAAACTCTCGTTCAGGGCCCAGTTAACAGCCTCAGCCAGTGCAATCTTTACATGCTTAGCATCTCGAACCAAAGAGGTAATTGGAGCGCCGCCGAGAAGGTTCTCGTAGAGTTCCTGATTCTTGTTTTCAACAACGGGAAGATTCTGGGACCACTCCAAAAGATTCTTGGTAACAGAGAAACCGTCAGATCCCCAATAAACTGTGAGGCTCTCAGTCTGCTGGAACTTGGCGCCTTTATCGACTGCAAAGTTTGCTTTGCTGAACTCCAACCTATCCACAAATTTAACGCCATTGCCCTCTCTGTCAACAGCGACGTAACCTTCTGGATTACTCGCGACAAGATCGCCTGAGCCATCATCAATGAAGTGCTTGGTGTTGTAGACAGCATTGTTGTACTTGTCAATAAAAATGTTTTTTGCTTGAAATAAGAGTCTAGACACCGCAAACAGATTTAGTATATCATCGCGCCGCGCATCGAACAGGTTAAGCATCTTCTGGCCTTGCTGATCAGCGCGCATTCTCCCGCGATCGGATTTAAGGCTACCAATTCTTTTCTCTAGGCGTCCAGAATACCAGTTCTTGAATCCTTCAAAAGATTTTGCCGGATCAGTTAAGAACTCACCCTCTTTAATCTCGCTATTAATATAGATATTTAAAAGGTCTGCCGGCAAGCCATCGTAATCAATATTACTGTTAACAGTATCTGCAGAATCAACTAGCTTTTTAACAGCAGCTTCTTCTTCGTTGGTTAGTGTAACCGTTCCTGTATCATCGGTGAAAAAGGCATCGTCAAACCAAACTCCTGGAGACTGTCTTAGTCCACTGACGTCTGCGCCAAAGGTAGCGCCACTGTCCAGGCTATCGTATGTTGTGTGAAAGACAATTCCAAACTTTGCATTGCCAATCTCCTTACCCAAATCGGAGTCAACTGGCACAGCGTATGTGATAGTATTTGGCTTGAAAACATAGTGGGCCTCACCGTCAATACTGGTCGTCGACAACATCTCATCATCAAACATAAAATCACCCTGAAGGATTTTGGAGATTCCTAGAGCTGGAAGGGCATCTAATGCTCTTGTCAGCTTGTCCACGAGCCCGGGCGCATGGCCGTGATTCTTCTTAATATCTGCAGCTGTATAATTGATCTTTGGAGTTTTATTGAAAATAGACTTGGTGCCAACAAAGAACTTACCATTCTCAGGATTACGTCCGGCAAATATTGCTGGCGCACCATCCCACTTAACGGATGTCTGAACCTTAGAGTCTGTATTGCCCTTCAGCTCCTCCAACAATTCAAGCAGGAACGCTCGCGCCATACCATAACCTTTCTGACCTTGTGTTAGAACAAGCTCTTCAAGGTGGGTAAGGTGAGTATTGGCTTTACCTTCTTCGAGAAGGGACATATCTACTCCTTGTTTTCTTCTAAGATAGTAACCTGCTCTTCAAGAACATTTACACGTTCCTGAAGTCGTCGCATGTGACGCCTAACTTCTTTAAGACTTTGCCTAGCCATTTCAATCCGTCGCTCGTCAGTGCGGCTACGCGGAGATATATTCTGGAGAACCTCAGAGATAGATTGAAGATAGCTAGATACACTAGGTCCTTTGCCTTCATTAAGGATGAACTGGCGTGTTAACCGGCGAAAGTCCATGCGTCATTACTTCTTTGCGGCGGTCTTTTTAGGGGCTGCCTCTGCAGTTGTTGGCTTAGCGGCTGCTGCTGCAACGGCCTCATCAACATGTGCCTTAATTCCTACCGGAGCAGCCTTTGGCGCTGCTGGTGCTGGTGCGGCTTTTGGTGCTGCTGGAGCTGGTGCGGCCGTTGGAGCGGGCGCAGGCTTTGCTGCTGCCTCTTCCCGCTTTGCTGCCTCTGCGGCTTTCTTTGCGGCTTCGGCCTTTCTTCTTCTTTTAACGTGTGGTGCAACCATTTTACTTGGTCTCCTCTTTGATTTTCGCAAGAATTCTGCGAGTGATGTCTTTGGCTTCCTTGAGGGAAATCATTCTTGGAGCTGCTGTTTCCTCAACAGCCTCCTCGATCTCGTCCTCTTCGCGGCCACAGTGTGCCTCGTCGAGATCCTTCTCCTTGGCATCCTTTGCGGCGTCCTTCATAGGCTCTT